CAAGAGGAAAGCTCGGCTGATTTTTGGGAGAAACACGACAATCATGACCGCAATAACACGGACGAATACATCGAAGACGTTCCACTGCCGCCGTTGTTTGCTGCGGCGCCCGACTTGCTGGCTGCACTGAAGGATCTGGTGGCCTACACCAGAAACGAAGCTGACTCCGAGGCCGACGAGGGGCTGACGTTCGCTCATTCCGCAGCCCTCCAGGCAATCAACAAGGCAGAAGGGAAGGTGAAGTGATGGCCGACTCAAAGCAGTTTGCGATAGTCGTTTGGAACGCCTCTGATCTTCATGTGTTTCGACCTGACTGGACTGTCTCTCAGTGCAATGAGTGGTTCGAGCAGAACCAAAAGCACCTTCAAGATCGGCTTGTTGAGGTTGGCTGGTCGGTGATCGAAGACTTGCTGGGAAACGACGAAGAAACGGAGGTGAAGTGATGGCTCATACACCGGGACCGTGGTCAGTGGAGGGAACCTCCAGTAACGACGGTGAGGCCGAAGTGGTTGTGTCGGACAGCAGGCCGATTTGCTGGACAGCCTGCTCTCTGGACGATGACGGCGAAGACTTCAACTCCGATGAAGACAGGGCGAACGCCAACCTGATTGCAGCAGCACCGGAGCTGCTGGCTGCACTGAAGGGGATGGTCGCCATGGTCGAGGCTGAGTACGGCGGATTCGATGCGGTGCCTGAGTGGCAGGCTGCTACGGCAGCGATCGACAAGGCCGAAGGAAAGGCGCCCAACCAATGAACGCGTTTTGGAAAGGCTTCGCCAGTTGCTTTGATTTATTTGGCTTGCTCGCCGAACCGATCGATCTGCCAAAGACAGATGAAGAAGCGTTCGAAAGAGATAGACTAGCGCTGCAGAAAGATTTTGAAGCCATTTACGGTCAGGCTGTGTTCCTGGAACCGCCTGTAGCGCAAAGCGAGGACAAGCATGAGCTGGATCGTAGTTGACGTCGAATCAGACGGCCCGGTGCCGCCAGAGTTTTCGATGATCTGTTTCGGCGCGGTCGTCGTGACCGACAAGCTGGACCAGACGTTCTACGGCGAAGTGGCGCCGATCTCAGACCGGACTAATCTCGCGGCAGCGGCAATCAGCGGCATCAGCCGTGCCCGCCACGAGCTGTTCGAAAAGCCGGAGATCGTCATGCCGCGCTTTGCCGACTGGGTTGCCGCGAACACCAAGGGCCGCCCGATCTTCGTATCGGACAACCCGGCGTTCGACTGGCAGTGGATCAACTATTACTTCCACAAGTTCTGCGGCGGCAACCCGTTCGGCTACTCCGCCCGCAGAATCGGCGACCTGTACTGCGGTATGGAAAAGAACGCGTACGCGCAATGGAAGCACCTGCGCAAAACCCGGCACGACCACAACCCGGTGAACGACGCCAAGGGCAACGCCGAAGCGCTGCTCGCCATGCAAAAACTAGGACTTAAAGCGAGGTTCGAGTGATTAAGTTCAAGACCAGGAACATTCCAGTCGTTGATCTAGCTGATGTGCTCAAGCAACTTGAGCACACTGTTGGGACTGACATCATGGAAAAAATTTCCGACAGCGAGATCAGCTTCGGCGAAAATCTCGACACGCTAATGACAGTGTCCGACCTAATCAGCTTTATCGACGAAGTACAAGACGATTACCTGGCCAAGACTGGCACGCGGAGCGCGGGGGTAGGTGATGTTCTCGACGCATTAGCCGCGCTGCCAGACTTCGTTGCAATCGCCATCGGAAGCTGACCCGCGCACACGCCAGCTCAAGAAAGAAAAAACATGATCACCGAGAAAGAAGCGTTTGCCGAGATTCTGGCTCGCGCAAAACAACTCGTGATGGAGAGTTTCGAATTTGATAAGGCGTTCAGCATTATGCGCGCGGTTAGTTTTGGCTGGGCCAAGAACGACTTCCTCGGCGGCGGCATTGAAGGGGGTGATTATGCGCGCCGGGCTCTTGAAGATCTGATTGACCACGCGATAGAGACCGCCTTAGACCTGCTTGAAGACGGCAAACCGTGGGGAAGCTGCTGGACGTCAAGCGCTGGTTTTATCGTGTTCGTCTTTGATAGCGGTATCATCCAGGCGCATATGTCGTTAGTTAACTCCGACAGCTACGACTATGACGAGCTTCTCCCGCTTTACGAGCAGCTGGACATTGCCAGGGGTAACTCGCTACAACCGCGCGATAGCTGCGAATATGGCGGGAAGCAGCGCCGTATCTTGATGTTGAACGAGTAATGTGCCGTCGCCTTGCGTTAAAATAACACTAACGCAAGGAGGCGCCCATGAACTTCGAGATCCGCATCAAAGATATCAATGCGCTGTCACCGACCGAGGTAACCACGATCTACAACGAGCTGTCGAAGGCCGCCTCAGCCAGCCTTAGCTCGATTCGCAAAGAGCTGCACAAGCGCTATATCAAGCCGACACCGGGGCCGCATCCCGAGATGTGTCTGGCAATGGTGTGGCACAACGGTATGTTCGTCAGCTGGGTTGGCACACGGCCATGGCCTGAGAAGTTCAAGGGCGAGCCCGTCACGGCACAAACGGTTGAGTGTTTCACTTACCCAGAGTGCCGCCGTCACGGGCTCGCGCGGCTTGGACTGCAGGCGTTGATCTCCGCGGGCGTACTGGATCGCAACAAGCTGGTTTCTGTGTACGCGCCGGACGTCATTCGGCTGGCGCAGCAATGCGGCTGCAAGACAGTGATTTTGTGTAAGCCGTAGCGCGCAACAACGCGCGCATAATATGCAACACCGCGACGATATGGTCGACGCGACAACGTTGTATCGCCACTTTTGCAGTTGACATATGTCAGAAAACGTTGAGCAAGTTGAGCCGTTATTGCTGGAGCGTATTGCAGAAGATTTACGCGTGTTTCGTGACCCGGCGTTGACTGGCCGTCTTTTAACGTACGAAGAAGAAGCGCAAGCACTACGCCGACACACAAACTCCACGCTGTACGCAAGCTGGCGCTCAAAATCAGAGATGTATTTTGCAGAAATTGAATTTTGTATAGCCAACAATCTAGTCCGCGGATTGTGCGCGATTGCTGCGCAAATGTACGAGCAGTACGAATATCGCGCGCCATGGACGCCTGTCGGGTTTTCGAAATCGGGCTCATACAGGCGAATTGATATTGAGTTTTGGGACTTTGACGTCGATACCAAACAGCATACTACACGCCGCGGAACGCTTGAACGCGAAACAGAACGTGGCGAGAGGTACACACTTGTGGTCGCCGACGGAGTCAACAAACCTGGCTGCAGGTTGAAAGGTATTGTAGATATATTGAACTATCTAGGTGTACCGCGCACGTATCTCGACGGCCTATATGACATGATCGACTACGCGCTTGAAATAAACGATACCGAATATGGAATTAAGCGAAAAGTGATTGATGAAGCGCGCGATACGCTCATAAAAATTCAATCCGATATTCGCGCCGCAAGTCAAAAATTGCAATCGCTTAAACGGTCACGCAAATGGCTCCGCGCACGTTGCCCTGGAACAGCTTTTGCGCGCCCAGCAGACATGCCGCCAGTTCCAACAACCGTAATGCCGTTACCAGAAGCGTGCGTAAAATACCAGGAATGCCCTGGCGTGTATTTTATATGGGATACAAACCGTGTGTGTGTTTACGTCGGCAAATCAAAAAACATCGGAAGCAGGCTGTCTGGGCATCATGTAGCGCGCGAAGTTCATGCCGTCAGTGTGCTCCCTTTAGATCTTGCCGACATTCATTACGCCGAGTTGTTTTACATTTGGCTGTGCCGTCCCCGGTTAAACAGAGAAGGCGCAGAAACAGCGAAAGTGCCCATAAAAACAACGGATAAAACATGAAACGTTACCACGAAGAACGGCATATCGCAGAGAAGCGCGTCAGGATGCGCAAAACCATCAATGCTGCTATGGACGTTTTCACCGGCAGCTTTCCGCCCGGTAGGCCGCTGATCGTTTACTCAAAGCCGGATCCCGTGGGTCGTTATCGCAAGGCTGCGAGATGCGGCGGGTGCGGTCGTGCGCGTTGTCAGGTGTGTCACCCAGAAAAGTTTCCCCGTCGAACGCCCACGCGCCAGGAACAACGGCCGTGGGGCGACGGATATTGAACAGCTCAACTCAGGAGGAAGTATGGACGTCGGACAGTTGTTTCTTTGGTTCTGTATCGCATTTGTAGTCTCGCTGGTTATCATCGGACTCAACATGATCGGCATGATGATGTCGATGAACAGAGACGGCAACCCGCTAATCTACGTTGGGCTGCATGTGTTTTTCGGCGTCGTAGCCAACATCAGCGCGCTCGGCGCTCTCGTGACGGGCATCATCTGGCTCGTGCAGTACCTGAAGAACTGAAGGAGTAACAATGGACAGCGAATATCATCTCAGCGTTCCAAACAGCAATCCCAGCAGCGCGTTTTCGCATTACGAGATTACCGGCGAGACGCTGTGCGAAAGGCTTATGAATTTCACCCTTGTCGGGGTGTATAGCGAGAGCAGCGGCAAAACGGGCAAACACGAAGTCACGACTGGGTGGACACATCTGGAACCGCTTAAGGCGCTTCTAGTAGACATCAACGGCCCGATCCCCGAAGAAGCCGAAAGCGTCGGCTGAGTCGGTTGGTTTTCTTTTCCCCTTTTTAAGGAACAACTCCGTGGACCATCCAGCTCATATTCTCATGTGTGGTGACGAGCTTGCTACTGCCGTTAGAGCCGAGATGACGCTCGAAGACAACCGGCACACTATCAAGATGGAAGCAATCTCGCGCATCATGCAGTCTGGCGATAACCCGATGACCGGCAAGCCGCACTCGTTCAGTTCGGCCGAGGCGAACGTGAACAGCGACGCTAGCTACGCGCTGCACCTTGCGTCGCTTCGCGCAGCGGCGGTAGATCGTATTCGCGCACGAGCCGCCTACGATGCTGCGCTGGCAGGCGCGCGACTGGAGACGCAAGCACAGTGACTACCATCGTTAGCAACTACGAAAGCGTCAAAACGGCTATCGAGAAGTTCGTGAAGGCCCAGGATAAGTACAGCGCGTTCGGCGCAAACGACACTGAGCCGCGCAACATCTTCGCCAGCATTCTTGAAAAGCTCGTCAATGACGACGAAGAAGTCGCCGTGCCAACGACACCTGATGGCTGGGAGCTTTACGCCAGCAGCATGAATTGCAAGAAAGCGGCCGGGGCGCTTCACGCCGCGGCAACCGAGGTTGTGCAGCTCATCAACGCCTGCCCGACCAGTGAGATGCGCAAGGTACGCAAGTACATCGACAGCTACTGGGGGTGGTGAGCCTGGATTGATATCTATGGCCCGTACAAGAACCGACTGGTCATGTCGTCATCGCGCCAATCTTCGGGCGATTCGGCCGCCTCCGCTTTGGCACTCAACCTCGCGACTCCAGCCAGCTCTGCGAAGTTGGGGACCGCGTCGTTGACGTGCCAGAGCGCGGCGCACCCGATATTCACAGCTTGCGCAAAGTCGTCTGACAGCAGCGTGTTGCGGGTGATGGTGTAGATGTCGCCACCGCTACGGCTCTCGGTCTTGTTTTCCGTCAGGGCCAAGAAGTCAGCGATCAACCCCGGCTGCTCCAAGCTCTCCCAGTCGTACTCGAAAAACCGCACCTGCCCAAGTTTGATTGCTTGGCAGGTGTAAAGCAACGACCGGGTTTTGTCCAAGCTGTAATGCGCGCGGTGATTGAACGGCGTCGGCGGCTTAAACAGGATAAAGTCCTGCGCCGCCGACCGGACCAGTCGCATGGCCATAACGCGATCCAGATTCGCGCCTGCCTGCACCATAACCGTCTCGCGCACGGTTCCGGCGCCGGTGTAGTCATGCGCCAGAAGATCGCACTTGAACAGCTGGCTGTACTTCATGCACTCGCGCGCTTCAGCCAAGTGATCGCCGCCAATGAGCAGCTTCTTGGCCCACAGCACGTCGATCAGGCCCGTGGGGCGGAATCCAAGCACAGCCAGCACGGTAAACGAAATCCCCGTCTCGCCGCCGCCACCCCAGTCGACAGCCAGCATACGGTGCTTGTACTCGTCGATGTTCTCAAGGCACGCCGGGTCCGGTTCTTTCTTGTTCTTCCACGGCAGCACGCAAGATTTACGCAGGTCTGTTTCCGAGATCAGCTTCTGCCCGGCGTCGATGGATTCGCCCATCACCTCGTTGTAGAACTGGGCCTGGGTCATGTTGCCCCAGCCTTCGCGCTTCATCAGGAGCGTCGACCACTTTTCAGGATCAGCGAAGTGCAGCGGCAACAGAATCTGCGGCACGTGATACCCGGCAAAAACCCACCGCCTGTCTGGATTTCGGTGGACCCAACGACCGTGCCGCGGGTTGATTGGTTTCTGGCACTTCGCGCAAACTGTGCCGGGGTACTTCTCGCTGATGTGAATGTTGTACGGCCCGATCATCTTGTCGAGATCATGTTCAATCGACGGAATGTTCCAGTGCTTGCACGAGCTGCACGGGATAAACCACTCGGCCGCAGAACTTCGGCGATACGCGCCCTCTAACGGATTGTCCAGCGACTTCGGCGTTCCGGCCATTCGTGTCAGCGCGTACCGTGAATACGACATCGTTTCCTGGATGATCGGAATGTGGTCCGGGTCCAAGTCCTGAATCTCGTCCAAAGAAACTTGGTCGCTCGACACGCCACGGACGCGGTCAGCGTCAAGCAGCGCGAATG